CAGTTTGTCATTAATAGCGTCATTCTCCCTCTTTAAGACGGAAAGCCCTTTGACTATTCCATAAACATCCTCTAAGCTTTTGCCATCTTCTGTCGTTGCCTTGACATTCTTCAATGCTTTTGTCACAGCTGCCTGCGACATAACAGATGTTGCACTATCGCCTGCCTCCTGCGCAATAGGCACACCGCCACTTGCAGATATAGAAGTAATAGCGGTTGCGTTATCCTCAGCTTTCTTTTCTATCTGAGCAAGGGCATCGGACACCGCCTTCTGTGACATAGGTTTATCGGTAGCCTCGCCACGCTCCTGTACCACCTCGATAGTAGATTGAGCCTGACCTGCTCGTGCTTCTGCACTCTTTGCGGCTTCGTAGACATCCTGCAATGTCTTGCCGTCAGTGGTTGTGGTTGCTGCTGTAATAGCTGCTGTGGTTGCCTTCTGCGACATCGCCTTATCCTCGCTTTGTCCTGTTTCCTGCACAAGCTCAATACTGCCACCGCCAGCGAACTCTTTTCTGAGTTCCTTTACGTTGAACCGCTTTAACCTGCCATCTTTGCCAACAGCAGGGAGGGTGGTGAAATCCTCAATGTTATCTGATAATGGGAGTTCTGTGATGTCCTGCGACTGCCCTTTGATAGTTTCTATCACCTCGTGGACGATGCCACTCTTTTCTTCTTCTGTCATATATTTATCGTTAAATGGTTATTCAAACTTTGGTTTGTTGTCATCGACTTTTACGTGAGCCGTTTTGAGATATTCGCTGAGGAATGGTATTTTTTCAACAGCCTTTAATGTAAGGACGTAATAAATAAACCCTGCGATTTTCCACATAGTCGTACCTTCGACCATCATAAGTTGCCAGTTGCGAACTATATTTGTTCCATAGAACCATATTGCCACCCAACATAACAGCTTTACAACTCCGTAAGTCTCCTCCTTTGGTCCCATAAAGTTACCAGTGACAAACACGCATGATGTTACAAAGAAAAATAGACCACAGTGTACAAAGAATACGCCTGCCTTTTTCCAACTCCAATCTTCACCATTGAGCTGTCCTGCGATGACACCAAACACAAAATTTACAAAGAATACAGTAAACATTGCGTACATTAAATCCTTGATTGGGAAGAAAAAGGTAAGTAAACCGCTCAACACAGTACAAATCACGTACTTAAACTGTTCTAAATAATTCATTGCTGAAAAAGTATTACTCCGACAACTGCACCCACCATGCCAGCAGCGACATCTTTCCAATCGAACTGCTCTCCACGTAGGTAATAATCAACACTCTCCTTACCTGCCATAACAAAGAAAGCAGGAACTAATGATAGCATAAACCACGCATCAATAGAACGTAGACCCTTGCAAGCTGCCACCGCAATGACAAGTCCTACAACAAAATGCAGATACTTGTCGCTACCAATGGATACGAGTCGTCCAAAAAACCTGTAAACACAATCTAAAAAACTTTTCATATCACTATTTTATTTAATTAAACATCCATATTAGGTGCTGGTATAACAGCTGGTGGCTCGTCGCCATTCGATGGATTGATTAGATTCCCACCACTATCAGAAGAGAAGTTATTTCCGCCTAATTCCGAGACATACGATTTATCAATGACCGTGTCGTAATAAACAGACCGTACAGAGTAAGACATCTTTTGAGCTACAACCGCACCTCCACTTGTAGAGCCAATCTCGAACAATCCGCCATAAATAAGTTCTCCACTCTCTCCAATCTTAAGTGTGATCGGAGTTGTAGCTGCAACTATAGCCTTATCGTCGCCTGTGTACTGCTTTCCTAACTGTAAGGTTATATATTCATGTGACTTATCATCAAGCGTAGCAGTCAACTTAATATCACCACCGCCATAGGTATTCTGTTGAAAACCTCTATTGGTGATTTTTACAATGATATTAACACCGAGATAAGCCTTACCATCACGCTTGCTAACGAAGTATCTGCTGGCATTAATCAACTCCATATCTACTCCATACTTATTCACTATACCACGATGATTAAGCATTATCTGCGGCTGTCCGAGTTCATTCGTAAGAATGATGTTCGGATACCCGTCAACTTCACCGAAGTAAATTGAACCGTGTTCACATCGCATACGTACACGAGAAGCATCAATCGTTCCATCTGAAGCTACGAACGCAACCTTACCCTCTGGAGTTTGAACCTTGAAGTTCTTTGCATTGACGGTGAAAGAGCTATTCTCACCATCCATGTGCATACCTACAGTTTCAAGACCATTTTTAAGACTTGTAATAGTAGCTGACACACTATTGGCAGTCTGCTTGATAGTTGAGATGCTATCTCCATGTTGCGATATCGTAGTGCGCAAATCAGCTACTATATCGACATAAGAAGATGCTTCCATAATTATTTGTACAGTACGAATGTCAACGACCTTATCAGCACTATCTCTTAATTCAACGATAACATAATCGGGGCGGTTCTGTTCCTTTGAATAGTTCGTTAACTTATAAGTACCACTATTCACCGCTCCGTTTGTCATAGCGATAGATACACCGTTGTTCATACGTGCAGTGACATGGTATCCTTGTGCGCTGCCTGCTTCCGTTGTCACTTGCGCACCATTGACGTGCTCGATGATATACGAAAGTGTGATATACAGTGAGTTATCACCCCCCACAACAGCTTTCTCGCTCTGTGGACGCAACCGATGATACTCTGCATCTTTTCCGTTTTTTACATTATAAAGGGTGATACCCCCTCTTGCTTTTGTACCCATATATTATCCTTCTATTATACAGTCAAATGAAGCCATAGAATCGACTTCTGATGCTAATACTGTTATTCTTCTACCTATTCCCTTATGCGATGTATTCCACTCGGCATCCGTACTTTGACCGCTTATGCGTATCCATGACCATAATGCGCTTGTGATAGTGTCTGATATATCAACATTTCCCTTTCTGTATGTTGCCAATAACACTACACTGCCTTGTGAATCATGTATTGCTCCACTTTCAATGGTTACCTCCAGACTATACACATCACTTTGTGACACCTGCTTTATCCACTTTCTACTGCTTTCTGTTGGTGCTTCGTTGGTAGTGTTACCTATCCCAACGTTACAAAGCCACAGAGAGCCTTGATACGAGAATCTATCATAGTGTCCTGCTATCGTGCCGTTCACCCATTCTCCTCTGTCACATACCAAAGATGAGCTTATCCCCGTACCTGCTGCGGATATAATCTTGAAATGGTCTGAACGTACTGTTGTCTCTTTAGGGCTAAACTCATTAATAATGTGTGAAGCAAGGTCGTAGTCATTGATACCTGCATAGTCAACACGTTTCCCCTCTGACACATAGATGATGTGAGCGTATTGCCTATCGGTGTCGGTCTGACTTCCTAATTGGATAATGTCATCATCCGCCTTTGGGATGTCATTATTAATCTCTATGCTTGTAGCATATCCGACACAAGTATATTGTTTGCCGTCAATAGTAAGCTCAAGCGTGCCACGAACATCCGAAAGGTCTATGAAGTGGTATAATTTACCATTGATAGTCTCCGTTCCCTTGTTTACCACCAAACGCCAATAGTATCTGTTTGCAGAACCGCCTGCTGTGCGTGATACAAGATTTGAAGTCTTACACATCGCTTGGTCGCCAATCCTCCAATCGTTGCTTGTACGTCTGTCGCCATCATCTGCCAAGAAATAGCAACGATAAGCAGTAATTGTCTTTCCATTTGGAGCAGTGCTATACGACAATAAAGCATTGTTTACAAGCACCTGCTTGTTTGCAGACTTAAAGAAAGTAGTTGAGTTTACGATAGGAGTACCATTAGCACCAACTGGAATAACATCACTAATATGTGCGCTTGCAGATGTAAAACCAACATCTCCAGTAGTAAAGGCAAGACGTCTATACTCCAACTCCGAAAAGGTCGCTTTCTGCCTTACATTGAGTTTGTCTACCTCTGCTATTGATTTCCCATACTCGTCCTTGTAAATCCCAAATCCAGCACCATCCAATAGCCCCGAACGGAAATCATCACTCTTTACAGAGTTAGCCTTGATAAATCGAGCAAACAAGTCGCCAAGTTCAGTTATTCCATACCCATTACCAACAGCGATACCCTTTATGAATTTAATCAATTCTTGGGCGGCGTCGGGAACGTTTTTACGGAGAAAGCGTGGGTCTACATAGTTCTTTATCAATTCGCTTGTCTGTGTGGAGTTCAGTCCGCCACCGCTGAAATTACCCGATAGGATATTATTTACATCCTCCTTTAACTGCGAGATAGTACCCTTGACGGCTTGATTGCCAACGGTTATCTCCTGAATAATCGGGTAATCCAGCTTTGTAACCAGCCTAAGGACACGTGTCTTTAACTGATAGCCAAAGCCATCGTCAAAGGTGACTTTCTGACCGATATATAGTTTTGGGTTCTTGTTTGCGAAAGCTACCGCATTAGAGGAGAATGAGTAGTTATTGTTATCCTGCGTACGTCTTTTTATCTCCTTGATAGTGCGTGATGCTAATTCTTCCTGTGCAAGTTTCGTTTCCTGCTCACCCATTACGATGTTAAACAGAACGACCATATTACAAGTGAGGTCTGGGAGGTTCTTACCACGTGGATAAAGTCCCTCACTTTCGTTTGTAGGGATAATGGTATCTCCGCTTTGATACTTGAGTATTTCGTAATCACCCTTTAATATGTCTACACCGCTATCTCCTTCATTTGGTTTTGGTGCTATTGGGTTGTTTATTTCGTGGTAGTGGAGTTCAAATCCTTCCTGCCCGTTTGGCTGCCCTACAAGCCCTTGTGTCAGTGCATCGTATTGCCCATCCGTGGCGTGGGTGTTAACCTTAAATATTCCTTTAAGCGTGTAACCTTGTAACACCTGCTTTGTTCGGTCTATCTCATAGTCATACCAATAGTGAGTAATGATGTTTCCGCTTTCGTCCTTATCGTGAGTTATATTGATAGCGGTCTTGCCAGCTATCTTAGTGACAGACGGGAACGCCAAGCGCATATACCAAATAGTATATGTCTTTTTGTTTCCTCTGCTGTCAAGTTCTATTGCGTTTGTCTGAGAGTTCTTGAGATAACGCACGTGCTTACGGACGTTATACACATACAAGTCGATATGCGGATAAACATCATCAAAGGAGAGTGCAAGCGTTTGCTTGATTTCCCCTGACGCTTCAAATGCTTCCTTTGTGATGACGTTCCCTACTGTGTCTACATAGATATATCCGTCAGGGTAAACAGACTTATCAAGTCCTAATCGTGCAAGCGTGGCAACGTTGCCAGTACCCACAAGTGCCTTTGTAGACATATTCTTTGTTGACCCCTGCGGATAGAAACAGTTATAATACGGCTCTTTACTATCACTTACAGATGATTTCTGTATATTTTCGTGTACCTTTAATATAGGAACGTCCTCGCCAAGGTTAATGCTTATCTGACCAAAGTATAAAGCCTTATGCTTCCATGATAAATGCCATTCACAAGCGTTATTCTTGCAGCCTTGAGCAATAGAAGATAATACGGAAAGTATATCATTCGATGATACGGAAAACGATACAGCACTATCTACATTACCGCAAAGGGTGTAAGTGAACTGCTGTGCTTTCTCTGTTATGCCTAACGCTTCATTGATAGCCTTGCAAGCGTATTCAAGTGCGTTTGTTGTTAATCCGTCATAGGACCATTCTTGCTGCTTGATAGGGTTCTTATCCGCATCTGTCGTATCATAGAGAAACGGCACACGTGAAAGCCACATTAATGGGTGCTGAAATTCGGGGGTGTACTTGAAAGCCGTACTATCTTCTGTCGGTGTGTATGGACTGAGTAGCCTATACTTCAATCCGTCATCAAAAGGTATAATATACGCACCAGCAGGCAATGTAACCTTTACATCACTTTGCCATGACAATCTTACAAGGTCACTTCTGCCTAATTCTTGCTCGTGTTCTGCGCCTTCTGTCAGTGTCGCATCGAGTATCTTGTTGTTATGAATGTCGTATATTACCATACTCGCAAAGTTAACGAGCGCATAATAAATGATAAAGTAATGGGCAAATAGAAAAGCCACAACAAAAACGTTGTGGCAAATCTTTTATATGTGGCTAAATTACTTTGTAATTGCTTTCTGTGCTATTGGTGTCTATCTGCTCGGATAGAAGATGCATTATAACATCATTCATAGCTATGTATGCGTTATCTAATGAGTCTTCAAAGGCTTTATCATAGCCTAATATGGTTTCATGAACTTTGCCTAATGTGTTAAAGCACTCATCTAATTTCTTTTTGCAGTCGAACAGCTCTGCCGTTTCTTTGCATAGGGTTATTGTCTTAATCTCGGTCATAGTCTTAATTGTTTTGTAATCTTATAATATGTTGATTTTCAGTATGAAGCATTTTTGCGTCATGGCTATCTTTCTTTGAGAGTTCTGTTGTACTCTTTTACTCTTTTGTTAAATTCTAACTTGTTCATGCCGTTCTAAATACTTTTGGATATTGATTTTCTTGATACTTCTTTCTAAGATAGTTTATAAGACTATCATAGTTCTTGATAAAGCCGTCATTGATGAGGTCAGCAACTTTCTTTTCAAGCTGATAGAGTTCTCTCTGCTTGCTCTCATCACCATATTTGTTTCTTGCCATCTTCTCATGACAGCCAAATACTATCCAGTTGAGAGCCTCTGCCACCTTTTGCATTGCCTTTGGCATAAAGTCAGCAGGAACAATCTTACCGATTGCAGAGCTTAAATCTCTGTAGGCATCGCCAGCATCATTGCGGTACTTTATCATTTCGTCATAGACAAAGCGGATAACCTTTACTTCAAATGTTGGGTTTATCCACATGGCGAACTTGATAAATAGTATTGGGTTCATCCAAACTTTATCGGGTGTTCTGCCATTTTTATTCATTCTGCCTTTTACGTGCTTTATTAGGCCTGCCTCTGTAACTTGTTGATTATCACCATGGTGCATTTTTGCACCATGGTTTTTTCGCTCATTCTCATCGATAGCAAGAGCTTTAAGAAACTCTTTTGTGGTGTCCATTTCTAAGAAACGTGCCATCTTTCTTTGTTGATGCCCATCAACAGCATTCCACTGTCTTAAAAGTTCGCTACCATCGAAAAAACCATCACTTGTGCGTTGTGTAACTGAAAAATTCTCAATTTTACGTATCATTTCTTGATTACTTTTCATATCTTTGTGCTGTTTTTTTGTTTGCCCCTTTGTCCGTGCAAAGATTTCGGGGGCGGTTATAAAACAAGGGCAAAAACTAAGAAGTCTTGATGTGGTGTTTAGACCTCGAAGTTAATGCCCTTTAAATATCTTCTCTACCACCAAACACCACTAAGGCGGTTACTACATTGCAAAGATATATCTTTCTTATCTTCTATCTCTTTTATCTTTTGTGAGTAAAACGACAACGCTTCGATTGTTGTTTTTCTGTTTTAGAAACGTCATCAACTATCTCTTTTACCCACGCAGATAATTCTTGTAAATTCTTCATTATCCTGCGCTCATTCCCATATACGTGGAACGGGGAATCTTATCATTCCAACTTTTTCCAGCCTTTTCGATATTTCCTGCATAACGTCCCAATATGCGGTTTACTAAATTATTTGGGTTATCAGCATTTCTACCATATCTTCGGTTTGCTAATTTAGTAGCTTGCCTAACTAAATCCCACCCTGTTTTTCTTGCCATAATCTTTTGTTTTGATTATTAAACTTTCTTCGACTTTTCTCTTTTTTAATGTATCACAAAGATACGATTTAACATTATTATATTTAGAAAAATCTGCCCTGTATAACCTACAATGGGCGGATTGTTATTTATATTCATGCAGTTTTCTCTGTTTCTAATGCGTGTGCTACTATGTCATTCACCCACGCTGCTGTTTCTTTCAAATTCTTCATTGTCCCTTTGGTTTATAGGCAAGCACTTTGCCTAAGTTATACACTACTTGTTCTACCACCCATACAAGTGGCTCACCTTTCTCATCTGTACCATATTGATATATGATAGGCTCGCCCTTTTCGTTTGTGATAATCTCACAATAGGCAGACTTTACTTCAACAAGTGCTGATGCTCTATTTTCGCATAGCCTACATAAAGTTGTAAGGCATCATACTGAATAGGGATAGCATTGCCGTTCTCGTCTTCTACTTCGTAGCCGTCTTTATCAAGCTGTACAAGTCGCTTGATAGTCGTTGGCTTTACTTCTCTAAACTCTTGCTTTTTCGTGCCTTTGATAATCTCGTCAAAATAGCACTGCTTAATAATAAGGTTTAATGTCTTCATTGTCTTAATATCCAAATTGCTTTGGTGTGCCTATTCTAAGGTTATGCACACGCTTTACTCTCTTGTTGCCAAATTTGTAACTATCACCACATATACAGCGACCTAAGAATTTATCCCATGTTAGGTTATTCATGCAGATTGTCTTTGTGCTGCCATCGTCTAACAATATGGTATCACCACGCTTAATATCTGATTTGTGTACTTCTTCAATGTCGCAATCAATGATAACAACATTGTTCTGATGCTTGTAGCTATATGTAATATGATAGTTCTTCATTGTCTTTGCTTTTAGTAGGGTAGGCGAACCTACCCCGATGTTGATTTACGCTATTCTAACTAAGTTTGCTTTTTTGAAACAACGCCACTCGTCTTTTTCGCAATCAAAGTACACTTGACAAGTGTCTGCTGTCTTTTTCTCGCCCTTTGTCGCAGGTATTCTGTCGCTCATAAGAGTGCCGTAAGCCTCTCTCAGAGTGCCGTCTACTTTCTGAAAGTAGAACTTAACTATTCGCTTGCTAAGGGCTGCTTTTAACTTAATGTTTGCCCAAGCGCACTTTAACGCTTCTGATAATGTATAACCATTCTTGCGTACGAACTGCCAAGCAAGATTCATTACCTCTCTCATAGTGTTCTTTAATGTAGTACTCATAATCTTATAGTTTAATAGTTTTATATTTGTTTCTTAATCACAATGCAAAGATATAAGATATTTCTAATACTCACAAATAATTTAATAAGAAATATCTAATATTTAACATTGCTTTGCAGATAGTAGACATATCTTAACTTCTATTTGCAGATAATTAGTTATTTCTTATATTTTAGTCACTTTTCTTGTTATTATCATATTATTACATTAACTTTGCAGCAAACTAATATTAGTTATAACTTATGGATATAAAAAAGGTAATAAAAGAGCATGGCTGGACACTCGAACGGCTGGCATCTGAAATGACAAATAAGCGAGAAGATAAAAAAGGTATGTCTCAATCTTCATTATCGCAGTTGCTTAATGGAAGTACGCCATTAGATAGATTGCAGGAGATAGCATCTATTATAGGTGTGTCGGTATCTGAACTCGTGGCAGACGAAAAGGACGCATCAAACACCATCATTTGCCCCCATTGTGGAAAGCCAATCAAATTTGAGAAAGGGGAATAAACGTACTAAATGGTTTATCTAATCAGTTTACATAATTTAAGTGGTTTTATTTGGATGCTAACTTTTTTCTGCTTACTTTTGTTGCGTCAATAGCAATGGAATATGGAAGCAACAAAACATCTTGGGAAAATAGACTCTATAGTGTTATCTAATTACATTTTAAAGCATTATGGGGATATGTCACATTTGAAGCTGCAAAAACTGCTGTTTTATTGTGACGCGTATTGTCTTGCCTATTTCGGTGAGGAACTGGTAACAGACCAGTTTGAGGCATGGGTGCATGGACCAGTGAGCCGAAAAGTATATAACAGTCTTAAAGACAAATCAATCTTGTATAGCGATGTTGCCTATTCCGATACTGGTGTAGATGTTGATGCTGAATTTGAAAAACTTTCATCGGATCAAAAAGAACTTATAACTAAAGTGCTTGTAGATTTATCAACGTGGAAGGGAATGGAATTGGAAAAAGCTACCCATGAAGAGTTGCCGTGGATTGCCGCACGAGGTAATCGCGGTGAAGCAGATATTTGCCATGAGCATATATCAAAGTCCCTCACACAGGAGTTTTACGCTAAAGAACAAGGTAGAGCATAAATGGCAATCAAAAAGGCAAGCAAGGCATGCCCTCTCATAAAACTGAAGCCAAGTGTAAAAGATACTGATAGGGCAAGTAATTTTAAACTATCCTTTCAGTATCTCGATACCACCCAAAAGTTCGGTTCAACCTTTAAGCATTGGCAAAATGTTGGACTTCTAAGTAAAGCAATGGAGACATTGCAAGGATATTGTTGTTCTCCGTTACGCCAAAGTATAGATGGGGATAAGTTCACTATATATGACAAATATCCATCTAAAGACAAAACGGATTTCTTATATCCTCAAAATGTGCCAGAAGACGCACATTGGGCAAGGATTCATATTAATAACAAATCGGTTATTATTGGTCATGTGGTAGGTGATACTTTTTACGTGGTCTTCCTTGACAAAACCCACCATTTTTACCTCACCAAAAGACAGACAGGGAAATAGGATTACTCTAATACATCATTGACTATAAAGGGGAACTAAAGAAGGTCACATCGATTGAGGAACTTGAAAAAATAGTGCAGGAGATTAAAGAAAATAAAGAATAGTTTGCACATTTAGGGAATATTATATACTTTTGTCGAAGTATAACTAAAAACTTTAATGAAATGAAAAAGATTATTTTTGCATTGGCATTTTTGCCATTGGTGTTATTTACTGCGTGTTCGTCTGAGGAATCACATCAAGATAATCCCGAAATGGAACAGGTTATAGTCATTACCAGATGGGTTAATAATGATATAATAAATGGTTTCCCGTCTAAAACAAGGATTGTCTTTACATCCTTTGTTGATATGCTCATAGCAGTAGATGATGGGAAAGACGGCTTAGGTGCATTTGGAGTGAAAAACTTAGAGTTTTGTAAATATACACGTAAGGGGAATAAGATTTCTACAAAAATAAATGGAAAAGATGTTGTAGGAGATATTAGAGGGGACATTATTACTTTTACATATCACGAAAATGGACTATCAAAAAAAATAATTTTTTCACAAATAAAAGAGGGTAGCCGTTAAGCTACCCTTTATTTATGTCCTGATCATGATGTTAAATGCTTTATTTTGAGAATAATACATGAGAAAATTACATTTATACGTATATTCGTGATCATGTTCTATTGGTAGGGTTTGGCTCTATGAACTTTACCCCTAATTTACAAAAAGTTCTTTCTGTATTCTGTGCATAGCCGCCTGTGCTATCTTTGAATTTCAGATGATAAACCTTTGCGCTATCTTTTGGTATGGTAATATCTATGTTGCCTTTATCCAACTCTTCATAGAAAGCATCTCTCTTTGCGACAAAATCACTTTGGGAACTCCCTGTAATGGTAAATGTAAGTGTTACAGTGCGCTCATTCGTCTTAGGGACAGAGTCGCAATATTCAACCCCATTCTTTGTCCTATCATTATTGGTGATGTAGTCTTTCTTACCAGCCTTTTCTCCCAAAGCATCAAGGAACTTATCGCCCATAGTTACACCCCAAACTTGGTAAGCATCTTTACCATTAATGAATAAATCTCCTACCATAACTAACACTTTTTGAATATAATGGAACGAGATACAAATCCATTCTCGGTTACCTCACTTTCCACATAATCCGTTTTCCATTTTTCTCCTTTGAAGCGCACAACAGACCTACTACTTTGTAAGATAATTGTAGACATATAAGAAAAATCCACATCAACGCTCTCATCTCCAAAAACTAATTTCATTGTTTCCATATTCTCTTTCTTTAATTAATATTGTTTATTGAAATCTCTTCTAAAGTCATTAACGCATGAAAGCATCTCTTTATTACCCATTACAATTTTTTCGGTATCTCTTGATAATGCTTTTTGCTCCATAAGGCTTTCAGCCCCATGTGTGCGCATCTCGTCAACCACTGCAAGAATTGTTCCTATTTTCCCATTGATATTTTGCAGTTCCTCTTTCGGGAATGACACTTGAATTTGCGGTGTATAACTATTGTTGATAATAGCACGATTACTATTGGCATAGTCGGGAGTAGATGAATCTATTTGAGAAATCAACGCTCTAATATCGTCCATAGTGGCGTTCATTAAAGATAGCCTTTCTTTAATTTGGTCACGTGAGATATTCCCTGCTGTGGTGAGTGCAATGATATTACTTGCCTGCTCAAAGGTGATAGATGTCACTCCATTAGCGGTTGCCGTCTGTGAGCTGTCACCCTCTCTTGTAATATCTATTCCTTTTGCCGCAAATCCCTCTTGTAGCTGTTTTAACAGACTTTGCGCTACTGGTATATAGCTATTCATACTATCCACTATCTCTCCTGCAAGGTTCGCTGATGCTGCCCCGAGTTCGTTCTCGTTAATAGCCTTCATTGCATAAGCCTTGTAAAGGTTGGATAGCTTATCCTCATACTTGCTAAACACATTCTTCAAAAGAAGCTGTTTAACCATATCCTTAGAAATCTCCGCAAAGGTCTTTGATGCCGAGTTCTTGAACTCAGAAAGAGCATCTTTGCCGTCTTTGAGCCATGCCCATACGGCATCTGTCATATCAGACACCAAAGGAGAGTACATCTTAGATACGTATTCATGGATAGACTTATTGAACTCATCGTATTTCTCTCTAAGTTCAACGAGTTTCTCCAATGTTTCCTTTGTCTCGCCTTGTAGCTTATGTCCGTAGTTCTTTAAGACCTCGTTAGCGAGTTCCTTATCAATCATGCCATCTTCTCCGAATAGGTCTTTGCCGTACTTCTCTTTTACCCATTCTTTGAGGTCAGCTGTTTTCTGACCTCGCCAAAAAGACTTATGCTGTGTCTGAATGCGGAGGTTATCTTTCGCTGCAACTTGCCCATTCTTATATGTGATAGAACTGACAGCAGAATCGATAGCCTTTCCTACGATAGCACCAGCAAGACCTGCCACTGCCACACCTGCTGCGGTAGCTACTGTTGCCGTTACTGCCGTAGTAGTCAACGCACCAATGACAGCCGACCCTAAAGCGCCGATAGCTGCTGTTCCTGTTCCTGCTGTAAATACACCAGCCGCAACAGCCGCAATGGCGGTAATACCTGCTACGATAGGCACCATAGCCTTTCTAAGACCCGAAGATTTGTCGATATACTTCTCTTGCGCCTCATTGAGTTTCTTGTAATAAGACTCAGCAACTTGCCCATGTTCCTCGTAAGCATCTTGCAAACCTTTCAGACCACTGTCAGAGAACCAATTACTTTCCTCGTGGCGTGCTTTCATCACCGCAAGACGATAATCATTCACAGAGTCACGGAGTTTGTTTATCTCCGCTTGTTTCTGCGCTGCTTTCTCGTATAAGTCATCTTGATTAGGAAGAACACTACTAAGTGTTTGCATAAGCTGAATAGCTGCACTTATAATAGCCAATATCACGCTTGCCGACTCAATAGCCTTCATAGCGCCTGACCCAGCCTTGCCTACTGCCGTAACGCCATCAGAGATAGTTTGATAATAGGTCATTACAGAGCCAAAGAGAGAGAAAATCTCTCCCGTCTGTCCTCCAAGTTTACCGCCTAACTCGCCCATTTTGTCAGCAACACCTTGAATAGACTTCGTAAGTGTCTTATGTGCGTTCTCTATCTTATGGGTAGTTTGTGCTACCTGCTGACCTTTTGCGGCAACGTCTGCCTCGGCATCTGCTAACTCCCAATATTCAGATACCCACTTTTTAAGGTCTTTATTGAAGCCAATGCTCTTGACAATCTTCTCTCCGCCCTTTACTCTATCTCGCCTATTCTCAGCTGCTTTTAACTCGTCCTGCTGCTTTATAAGCTCATCGGTGAGTTTCTTTATCATGCCGATAGGGTCACGGCTGATAAGTTCATCAATCATTCCATTGATAGCATCGAAGTATGTCTTTACTCCTTCGGGGTTGAGAGCCTCTCCTGCTGCTTGTTTAACCTCGCTAAATCGTCCGATAAGGCTGTTTAGGGTATCCGTTGATGCCCCCTTCAAGTCGTCAAATGCCGCTACATAGTTAGGGTCTTTCTTTAGCTGTTCAAAAGCAAGTGTCATCTGTTCCTTGCCGTAGTTTGCCCTTGCCTCTGTCAACGTACGGTATAATGCATCTGCTTTCTCCTTATCGCCACGTTTCTCAGCTTCTGAAATAGCCTTATATATATCAGATACCTCTTTTGAGTATTTCTTTACAAGGTCTGTCTTCTTGTCAAAATAAGACTCATTGGCTTTGATAAGACTGTCCTCGTATGCTATCTCTGCATCTTTGAGTTTAGCAATTTCCTCGTCATACTTATGCCATGCTGCCTTTGTTTTTGCATCATAGTTCTTGTACTCTGCATCTGTATAGCGGTCGTTAGAGGAAGCATAAGAGTACTCAGAGCTGTTGTAGAAGTTCTTTCCCTTATTCTTTGGGTTTGCCTCCCACTTTTGCTTAGCTTGCTCGATACGTTGCTGCTTGATGTCCTCAAATGCTCTGTCGATAGCCTCTTGCTCTTTCTTGCGGTTGAGTTCTATCTGTCGGAGTTTCTTCTCGTTGCCGTCTTTGAGGATGTTTATCTCTGCCTGCTCGGTTTCGTTTGCCAAGTCCTCCGCTTTTCGCCTATTCTCAAGTTTCGCTTTTGTTTCAATCTCAAAGGCTTTCTCATTGGCTTCATTCTGCTGCTCGGCTGCTTTCTCTGCTGCTTTTGCTGCTTTTTCACGTTCTTTCTGTGCCTTTTTAGCTGCACTTTCGGCACTCTTTGCACTTTTAGCAGATGATTTCTCCTCACTTTCCAACGTGCTGCCTGATAGTTTTGAATACGCCTCGTTTGCCGCCTTATATTCTTCTTGCGCTTTAAGAAACTCGCCTTGTGTACCTTGTTTTTTTGCACGCTCTAATTTTTTACGCTTCTTTAGAGCCTCATTGCGTGCATCCTTTAAGGCTTTAGTGTATTTGACATCGCTATTACTTTTGCTATCATTTTCGGTATCAAAGACCCCGAAAATGATTTCATTTCTTGTTTTTTTAGAAATACCATTCATATCAGCAAAGTCGTTTACTGCTTTGTCTCCATTGACTTGCAATTCTCTCATCTGCTTAATTTCAGCACCTCCACCTAAAGAAAATAATGCGCCATGAATGTTATTGGTAAGGTTTCTGACAGTTGTTTTTTTCCCCTTATAAACAACTTCTTTGTCCAATCCCTTTCCAGTAGAAACATACTCGTTTACAGACTTCATCAGTTCGTTAGCGTATCCCTGCCCATAAACATCTACAAGACCCTTATATAGAGTTGCCCTCCTCTTCTGTATGTCATCTTGTGTTGCTTGCATGTTGCTATCATAGAATTGCTTTAGCTGACGTGCTGCTACACTTTTGCGAATAGCCTCTGTAAGTCTATTGTAGCTTGATGTCAAAGTACCAGTGCGGTCAATTTCGGCAGCAAGTTTACTATCATACTGCCCATACTGGGAGATAATAGCATCTTTTGCATCTTTCCATGACTTTGTCCCTTTCTCACTTTGTTCAAGTTCTGCACGAAGGTCATTTAGTTTACTTATTTCCGCTTCTGCTGTTTTTGAAACATTATTATTTGCTTCTTCTAATCTATTATTAGCCGCAGATGCCGTATCAGCTTGCTTGGAAACTTCATATAGAGCCATGCCAAATGCGGCTAAAGCCGCTGCTGCTGCGACATAAGGATTTAAGAGTGCCGTTGCGTTAAGTTCCGCCCATTTTGCTTTAAGCGAATCAATAACATATCCTGTAATAGTCATATTTGCCGCCATTGCTTTCTCAAGCACCATATTTAAAGCAAGTCCCGTTCTGTATATACCATACGTAATAATCAACCCCTCTAAAACCTTTCCTATTGTTTCGTAGTTCTCGACAAGGTACGTTGCAGCCTGCACGGCACTCATAACAACACCCTCGCCCTTAGAGCCTATCTCATTGAACATATTATCAAAGGACTCTTGGAGCATGGATATCTGACCATTGAGCGTCTTTGCGCCCTCTGATGCCATACCATAGAACTTACCACCTGCTGATGTAGCGGATATAAAGGCATCCTGCACCATCTTTGAAGTGATAGCACCCTTTGACATCTCGTTTTTGAGTTCACCGATGGATTTGCCCGTTTTACGTGAAATCTCTTCGAGTGGGTTGAACCCAGCATTGACCATTTGCATGAGGTCCTGCCCCATCAACTTTCCTGCACTACTCATCTGTGAGAAAGCAAGCGCAAGGGAGTTGAACTTCCCTGTATCACCCATTGATACATCACCGATAGCCTTTAGGTAGTCAATAGACTTCTCAGCCTCGATACCAAAGGATGTCATCATCTGTACCGCACCGACCATATCCTTTGTGTTCAGCGGAGAAGCAAGGGCATATTCTTTAATTTGCCCCATAATATTGCTAAGACGTTCCTCATTACCTCCCAATAGGACTTTAAGGGATGTTTCCATACTCTCGAACTCTGCACGGACGGATATAATTCTGCTTGCGAGTTCTTTCAGTCCCATACCGCCAATAAGCATACCGCTCATCTGCTTGAGTTTACCAGTAAGCATGTTCATGGTTTCTGCCGTTCCGCCACCTTCTTGTCGTAATAATGCGTATTCATCACGGAGTTTCTTTACTGATAGCCTTGCCGTTGCCTGCTCTTGTGTGAGAGCAAATAACGATGCCTTTTCTTCATCAAGAGCCTTCTTGGCTGCTCTCCACTCTGCAAGTTTGGCATCAGATGTCAAAGGAGACGACTTAACAGACTCACGATAAGCATCGCCCAAACGCTTAACATCAGCGGCAACGTCCCTAACTACTCCTTTCTGAGCAATAATCTTCTCAGTGAAGTCATTGACGCCCTGCGAAGCTGCAAATATCTTCTGCTTAAAGTCTGTTTCCATTGCAGCAGATGCTTCGGCAATCTTACCAGTGACATTCCCTAATTCCTTAGAAGTCTGTTGTAATTTACTATTCAGCTTATTAAAGGATGTTGGGTCTTGAATAGCATCTACACCTTTAATCTCCTGCTTTAACTTCGTTATCTCATCTCGTAACCGCTGGACCTTCTCATAGTCTGCTTGTACACGGAATTTCAATTCTGCCATATCTACTTTCTTCTCCTTTTTGCGAGTTCCTTACCACTGATTTTCTTCACCACATCACCGAAAGCCTCGTGCTGTTTGTCTTTCTGCATGATAATGAGATTGCGATAAGGAATTTGATTAACTACTTCGTCATACGTCAGATGCAAGCTATCCATGAATGACGCTATTTGTCCCAAAAGGGTTTTATTTCCGACTACTTCGGTGTTGCTGCCAGCAGGCTTGCGTTCTTCGTCAAACTGACAGCTTTCAAGAAAGGGGCTATTCCGATAAGGTCAAAACCTGCTGCAAGCGCATCTACGACCTCCTCAAGAGTTCCATTGCATAATTCCTTTGTCTTGGATAAATCGCCTGCCATAAGCCAGGAGAGAGCCTTTGCGTATGCTTCACTATCCTTTGCCGATAGGAGCATCTCTTTTACTGAGCTACCCTCTGACAGGTTTATGTCACTGATACACGATATAGCACCTGCCAACCGCTTAATCGTAGGAGGTTGGATAGCGTATGCTTGATTATTCACATATACAATCGCATAGTCATTGCCTAAGATTGCATCTGATACTAATTTACTTGCCTTACTCATAATGAAAATAAAAAAGGGTGGAGGTGGTCTTTTCGCCACGTTCCACCCCGATGTTATCCTGAAACTTTACCCTATGCCAAAGCCTTAACCTCAGACTCGTCAAAGTTATACTCTGGTGACACGCCATCAGCAGTAGGAGCCTGAACAAGACCCTTGACTGCAATAGCGATAGCCTTGTCGGTGTTTGCCTCACGTGCTACAATCTGGCAGTTAGGGAAGATGAACCATACATCGTCCTCTGTCAGACAGAACAGAGCCTTCTTGATGACAACCTTATCAGTAGCTCGCTTCCAACCAACGATGTTATCCTTGTCAGCGCCTGCACCGCCCTTCTTGATGACTTCACCGCCCATAAGAGCAGCTTTGGCAGCATAGTCATACTGACCGATTGAAAACTGAGGGGTAATCTCTCCTTGAGTGGTGTCATAGCGGTATGCTTGACCCGTGAGCTGGTTCTTGTATGGAGTAACAGAAGCCTCGCTCTCTTCAATATTCCATGTTTCACCGTGTACGTTCAGCACCTCATTCTTAGCTGTTTTAGCAGCCTTGATGATTGTACTTGCAGTTGCTGCAGTGAGGTCGTTGTTGATTACGGAAATGTCAGCATAAAAAATCTTCTTAATGCCGACAGCTGAAATTTTTCCCATATTTACTTTACGTTTAATGCGTTAAACAATATTCTACAATTAACAAAATGGCACTTCAAAGCAGTGTCCGCTTCAATGTGGATAGTGTCTATCTCATAGTTATACCTTGTTCCGTCAAACTCGCCCGTTACACTTTTGAAGATTTCTTTTGCCTTTCGCTCCAATTCCTTTAATCGGAGTGTGTTGGCAATATTAATCCCTAAATCGGGTACGCACAGATTGACGTCACAAAAACACTTCTCCCAATACTTGCTCGGGGTCTGTCCTTTCACGTGGATAGTAATACGTTCTTCTTTCAACTCACCCGTAAGGGTATTGCCAAAAGGAACTATATCTATCCCAAACGCCTTGCAATCTCGGTAGAGAATATCTGCTATGTCGGTAGTTACTATCATTCAAACATTTCTTTTAGTTTCTTCTCTGCTCTCAATGCAGGGTCACTCAATACTACAAAACCCTTTGCCTCGACATAGGAAGCGTAATCAGCGGTGTTCTCTAATGTTAACCCATCCTTATCGACATCATAGGTATTGGATTTCTCCAAGTTTCCCGTGCGGTTCTGATATGTGTGGTTTTCTTTCGCATCCTGAATAGCGGATTCTCCAACTTCTGTCATACCATCTTGCACTTCTCTTTCTATGTCATCAAAGAACTGGTCTACATCGGAGAAATCACTATCTATAACCATAATTCGGAGTTATTGAAATAGTTAGCGTTCTTTACAATGTAAACCTTACCTTCTCCTCGTACGCTTTCCCCTTCAAGACATCTAACCTCAGTACCTGCTTTAATATCCACATTCATCTCACATACTACGTGGTAGTTAGGTCTGTACACCTCACCATTAGGAGAGTTAAACTCCTTTGTCGAGTTATCATCACAACGACACTTACAGAGTGTTCTCCACTCTTCTCCTCCTGTGTTAGGGATTGGGTGTCCGTATTCGTCCTCTTGGATTGGTGTTACCCTTTTAACCTGCAATATGTGTGGTGCGAATATCATAAGATGCGTATCTTTGGCTTATTGTCGTTGAGTTCGTCCTTCAATCCGTACTTCTTACAAAGGAGAGAGTAATAGTCCTTTACGCCTTGAGTGTTCCACGACATAGAGAAACCACTCTCATTGATAGAAGTAGGACGAAGTAAAAGGGATGGAATAAATCGGGCGATAGCAACAGATATATTATCAATTACATCAGCATCGACATCGTCCTCTATATTCACACGTGCGTTGAGAGACATATCTAACAAGTCAGCCTCCGACACTTGTATGCCGAAGGACTGAAACTTGCTTGATATGTAGTCCCTTACGTTCATTTTGTCAACTTGGTAAGGTCAAGTGTGGTAATGAGTGTTGGGTCTGCAATCTGTGGAATCCACTCAGCGGTGTACTCTAAGTAACGTCCGTTGTGGTCACGATTAGCAGCCACAAGCATATCACCATCACCAGTAGGAGTATAGGTCATGCCTGGCACTGGGTCGGTCTGCTCATACGGCGTGTGGTAGCGCATATAGCCAACCTTATCCTGTGGGAGGAGTGTGATATGACCATCTGCATAAACCTGTACGTTCTTGCCGTTCTGCTCCTTCACGTAGTCATCCTTGATTTCGATAGCAGGGAGACCAATACCCGTGAAGAGGTCAGAAGCAAGAGCAGACGTTACAAGACCCGTAGAAAGATACATCTGATTAGAGCCAAGCTGCATCTTGAACATCTCACCGAACTCAGAAGAACCGATGATGTGCTTCATGAATGTGCCACGGCTCATAATCATCTTTGAGTACTTACCGAAGTCAGGAGCAAGCTCGTTAAGTTTGTTCATGAGGTAAGTTACCATCTTCTTCTTTGCGCCGTCTATAACGTCACTATCCTGCAACTCGATAGCGTTCATAGGAAGTTCGATGTAGAGGAACTCGGTAGCGTTCTGTTCTGACTGCGCTTTGTCCTTATTACGGACAGAAGCCTTACCCGTCATAAGGAGGTCGCCAACAACCAAATCCATACGCTTGTGAGCAGCAAGCATTACCTGACGATAGTCATCGTAAATAAAGCTGATGATGTCGTTGAGTGCTGAAACCTGCCCTGTAGCGTTCGCCTCGTTGTACTTATCGAGCAAATCCTGCAACTCAGAAAGGCGGTCTACGCTCATCTGATAGCGGTCGCCAAGATAAGCAATCTCACCAACTCCGCTGCCCATGTTCTTACGCTCACGGATTGGCTTCTCTCCAAATTGTGAGTTGATAGAACCTGCCATCACGCCACGAACAGAACCGATATAGTCCTTGAATACTCGTGTAGTGGTCTTACGCCAGTCGAGGAATTGTTTCCAATAGATAGCGTCCTTACGAGTTTGAAGGACACGATTGATAACTGCACCTACAATAGCAGGCTCGTTAAATAATGATTGAATAGTCAATGCCATAATATGTCCTTTCTTTTACTCGTTAAACTGGAAGTGAGGGAGGTTAGCCTTATCCTTCTGTGAGAAAGGAGTGACCAACTTCTCTGGTTCAATCTCAAATGCTCTCTGCAAGAGTGCAACGGAGTTAATGCCGTCTGCGACCTTATGACTTTCATAAAGTGCAGAGTTAGCGACATTCTTAGGGGTTGTGCCGTCTGCTGCCTTAGCCTCAAACAACACATCACCAGTCTTCAATGCGCCCATAGCTGCACTGAGTGTGAGTTCGTCATACTCTGCCTTTGACTTGTCGATTGCACTAACTGTTGCCCCCTTAGTGCCATTGCCGAGGATAGTTCCCATAACAACGTATGAGCCTTTCGCAATCTTCACTTTGGTGTCAGTTGCACCGACATTCTCCTTTACGAGAACATTTACCACAATCTTTGCGGTCTTTGCCTTGAGGTCAGCTGTAATAGGAGTGAATGAAGGCACATAGCTGCCTACTGCCAATCCTGCGACATCAAGGACGTAATTGCCACGACGACGAAGACCAGTAGACACGTCGTAACGCTCTTCCTGCTCTTCCTTTGGTGGCAAATTGTACTTAAATCCTGCCATAAATTACTTTTTGTTTTGTTCTACAATCTCTTGTGTTCCCTTGTTGATTTGTTCAGCAATGGAACTAATCTCGCTTTTGTGTTCGTGGTTTCCCTCTTCGGGAGACTTGGCGAACTGGAATCCACCATTCTGCATCTCCTGCTTCACATCGGTGAAGTACTGATTAAGGTCTACATCATCAGCGATTTGCTTTCCTTTATAGACATATTCAGGGATACCGAATGACTTTGCCACGGCTGCAATCTGTTGGTTGCGTTCGTCCGCCTTTGTCTTTGCGTCCATTGCAGCTAACTTCTCGCTCAATGTCTTATTAGAGTCAATAAGACTTTGCGCCCATGCTGGCACTTGTTCCGTTGTCTGTGGAGTCGGTGTTGGTTGTGGGTCTTGTGGCTTTGGTTCCTCGATTGGCTTTCCGTCCTTGATGTTGTGCTTCTTCTCGTAGTTAGCAACTGCGGTTTTTTGCGCACCATCAGCCCGATAGTCGCCATAGCTTGTTAGAACGTCTTGAAAGGAGATACCCTCAACGATAGAGTTTACCTTGCTCTCGTCCGTTACTCCTTCAGCTTTCTTGCTTGCCATACGCTGAAGGGTGGCATCATCAGCCCCTTGGAATTTAGTTCTGAGTCCTGCCAAAATTTGTTCGTAAATGTTCATACTTTATAAAGTGTTAACTTGAATAAATCTTTTCAAATTTACACATTATAAAAGGGGGATTTGCGTTTTTCAGTGGCTGAGAAATGACAATAAGACGGTTGTAACAAAAAGCCGCCTATACTCACGTACAGACGGCTGAAATAATACATAAACATTTGTGTAAAGAATCTATTCTTGCGTTTGCGATGTTGGTTGAGTTTCTTTTTTCTCCTCTATGATTTGTTGCAATTCATCCTGCAACTCACCATAGTTTGAGCAGAAACTTACACCGTGTTCCATTGACCACACGCCACCACTGACGGCAGCAGCAGCGGTTTCAACCTTATCACGCTCGCTATCAATCATGAAAGGAACAATCTCTGTTTCGATGTTCACCGTCTTACTTGCGGCTTCAAGTGATGTGTTCAGCGTACCAATAGCAGATGTGAGGAAATTAACTCTTCGTTGGAAAAACTCTCCCAATTCCTCTGCGTGGTTCTGTACAGCCATGTGAGCAGCCATAAAGACATATCGGAAAGCCGTACCACTAAGGGCGTTGCCCGTGCCTTTGAGTTGGTCGAATGATATACGAGGGGTGTTTGTCAGTCCGTAAATCTGATTAAAGTAGGTTTCAATCTCTACCTTGATAGGGTCGGATGATTGATTCCATGTGAGGTATTGCGCATTTGCACCATCTCCCGTTAATTGCATCATTCTGTTACGTGCATCACCGCTTAAGTTGTCGGGTTGCAACTCTCCAAAGAGCATAAGGAGTGGAAAGAAGTGATTATCTATACAATCTGCATAGCCACTTAGACATTTTTCCAATCGAACACGTAACTGCTTAACCTTTGCGCATAATGGCTCTGGACGAAAAGCGTACATAACGGGGAGTTTCTGAAACAGATGCGCAAATGTACGTTCTACATTTTCTGACCATATCTTATCAAGTTCCCACTGATACACCTTATCTGCGGTAATAGTCATGAATACGGTATGCTCATTGCCGTCTAAGTCTTTCTTCTTGTATTCACGGGAGAAAGCTATCATGTTGCCGTTATCGTCAAAGAAAGGATACAATGTATCACCACGGAAAGGCGACCATATTTGTGACCTTAACTGATACTCTGGTACTTTATTTCCAAAGAGGGATGCAATTCTGCGCTTTAGCTGCGCCCAAAAGCCATCATCCTTGACTACGTACCAATACTCTGCCACCTCCTGCTCTGATAGCCACGAACGGACTAACTTGCGGTTTTGGAATTTCAGTTTATTCTTCTTGAATACCTGCTTGATGGTTTCAAATACATTCTTTTCTCCATCGTCTTCGGGGGTACAGTCAAGTGTGGGTTCTGTACCTACACAAAAGGCGGTATGGATGTTTACTATATCCTGCTCAATAGGAAGTGCGATGCGGTTAGGATCTTTCATTTCATATTGTGCAGGGATTGTCGTTTTTTTCTCGCCATCAAAATGCTCTCTCTCCATCTGTACAAGGACTTTAATCTTCTTGTAAAGGTTGGGGTTCATGATGTCGTGTTTCGCCATATCCCAATCAGCAAGATTTGTTAATGTGTCGGGGAGAGGATTGCGCCTGCCCTTCTTAAGGTAGCTAATCTTCTTATCAATGTCCTCAAGTGCGAGGATGTCATCTAATGTCTTTATCATATTGTTATCCTTTCTTATTAAGTGGAAACACTTTTCTAATATTTACTGCATAGTCTTTCATATTTGCTGTGGCATCTGTGAAAGCACATGCTATATTTTCTCCTATACGTAAAACAAGGTTATCCATACGCTACTACTGTTTTATAATTCTAAACATTTTGCCGTGATGCTTTTCCAACCCTTTCATATAATCAAATGCTACTTGTGGGTGGCTTGACATGAATACATCACGGAAATTGAATAAATCTTTTGTCTGAACTATATACATATTGTTATCCTATTTATCGAGCGAAAGCTGCTGCCATATCGCCCTTTGGTTTCAAAATCTTTCCTAATAGTTGCCCAAGGACATAATAGCGAACCGCATCTATGCCGTGGTTATACTTGTCTATTGGTTGGTTGATATAGTTGCCGTCCTTATCCGTGTCCCATACATACTTTCTGAACTCTGTACGGAGGTTATACGACCTCTCTGTAACAAAGATATGGTCAAAGGATAGCATCTTGTCTATTCCTGCTATGATAGAGTTGCCACTCTTATCTACGGGGTAAATCTTTATACCTGCGTTATGTATCTCTTGTATCAATCGAGGATCTGCACTCTCTGAGAATACCTTTAAGTTGCCATATCGTTTGAGTTCCTTTGCAATATCAGATGACAACATACCCGTACGGTAGAAGAGTTCATCAAGATACAAGTCATTATCAATGATACCACATAATATTCCTGCACTCGGGTCATGAGTAAAGCCAAAGTCATCACCAATAGCAACCTTCTTGCACCACTTAGGAAACTCCTTAACAACTCCGATTTTCTTAAATACTGCACCTTCCGCAACGTCTGCCCATCTACCCATGACGGTATGAGCGTATTTCTCGGGGTTGTTAGCTTTCATGTCCTCAACCTCCTTAATGAACTCATGGGAAAGGTTCTCAGCGTTGTCTAAGTATGTAGTATGGATATGTAGTACATTCGGATGTGTGCTAATCTGAACAGGTACACCATCATACATCACCTCCTTATGAGTATTCTCTATAAACCGCTTGTAGACCCAATGGTTATTGTCCGTAGGGTTCATAACGATAATAATTCGGTTCTGTATTCCCTTCTGACGGATAGAGAGCATGATTGTTTCAAACTCTCTCTCTGATACCCACTCCTCTGCCTCGTCAACTACAAAGGTCGTAACGCCGTGGATAGATTTCAGCTTTGCGGTTTGGTTTCCCGAGCTTGTCTTGATACCCCTAAACATCACTGCACCACCACTGCGGAGGTTCTTTACATCCGTCTTGGTGTGGGTGTACCATTTCGAGTTTCCATCAAGCTCCACTTTCTCCATGAACTCAGGGATAACAGACATTCCAGCAGACACCATTGTGTAACGAGTATATAGTATCTGGTGGACTATTCGCTTTGCAGGAGTAGGATGTTTTACCTCAAACAATAGACGCTCAATGAAAGTGGAAACATTGAAAGACTTTCCACTTCCACGCCCACCCGTAACAAGAATGATAAACTTATCCTTGTTGTGGTACAACGGAGCATATATCTGCTGAGGGTTTATTCTATTCATTCGTGTTGTCAGTCATCCATTTATCAATGTCGATACCATTCTCGGAGTACAAAGCATCTTCATCGGTCTGTTTATTCTCCAACTTGCGCCATGTCGGGTCATGATGATAGAGTAGGGTAGCGATAGCTTGCATGTTAGGAGGTAACTCCATTTCGGACTCTTGCACTACTGCTTTATCCGTCAGTGTCACCCATCCAGTGCCACCGCAATGAGGGCATTTCTTGTCTGCCCCCATACATTCGCACTTATCTTGTACGAACTTAACTATCCTTGATTTGGTCTTCTTTCCACCAATCGCACCCTTGATGTATGTACCACGAAGTAAAGCGACAATTCTTGTCCGTCCATGTGCTAAGACGTTAGTTATACGCTCTCCACGCCTTTTGTTTTCTTCATCCGTCCAATTCTCATAGTTGCCGTTTTTCATGCAAGTGAATACCTCTCTGCATAGATTAAGCTCGTTTGCTATCTCCTCATCCGTGTATCCATTCATTGCAAGACCTTCTATGCGCTTGTAGAAATCTTCACTATCGTAGTCGTGTTTTGGTTTTGCCATATCTTTTAACGATTATAATTTGCTTTTATCGAATATTCTCTTTACCTTTGCAATATAGATTGATGGTCGCATCGGTAGCGAAGCACCCGAAAGGCTGCATATTGCAAGGTTCAACTCCTTCGCCAATCTACTTAGGGGCTTAATTGCCCCTATTTTATTTTTGTATATTGTGGTGCGTTCATTTTGTTTTTATCTACTACTCCAATAGAAACGACTTGATTGTAATATCGTTTACCTATCTTCTGATTAGGTTCTATTACAACTTTCAATACTTTGCCTTTAGAATATTTCACGCTTGATACATAGATTAGGCGGCTTCTGTTTCTATCTATATAGACATTTTTCGGTTTCTTTACCGCTGATTCAACCATTCTAAATCTATGTATGTTAACCGTTGCCCCTTTCTGTTTCTTGGGGTGATTGCGATATTTCAATATGGTTTTATCGGTGATAGCAGCAAGTTCGGACTTTACTACAATACCTTTCCGAGACAAGTCCCTTAGATATGCTTTGTTTGTCCTACCGAAGACATACACGGATTTCCTTGCTCTTCCATTTGCAAGGACTTTATCCGCAAACCCTTGTAGGTCTCTTGTGTATCTTCGTTTGTCGCCATGTAAGCCATATATCAATATCCCTTCACCCATTATTCTGTTAAAAGTGTTTCTATCTTTTCAGAGAATACTTCACCTTTGAGGAACTTCTCATCGGGGTTAAAGCCGAACTTCTCACAAAACTCCGCCTTTGCCTCCCAATTATCGAATGATAGCATAAGATAAGCGTCCATGTTTGCGGCTGCCTTTGTAGCGGCTTCTTTCACTTCTTCTTTTACTTGCTTCATGTGAGCAACCTTTTCCGCTCTTTCTGCTTGCTTCTGTGCTACTTCTGCCTGACGTTCCTCCCTGACGGGTTCCATGAGAGAGTCGAGTTCATCAGCGATGGTATTTTCTTCCTCTGTCTGAAAGTTGAAATCCACACCGATAATATCGAGGTCTTGTTCGGTCAGTCCTGCGTCTTTATAGTCGATGTCGGGAATAAGCTCACGGAGTGTGTCATAGTCCCACTCGCCTTGTGCTGATGGGTTGTTGAGTAATATTAGCAGCTCTTTCTCTTCTTTCTGTTCAACGTCTATCAAGTCCACTCGGATAGGGTAGTCGTTATCCTTTGTCTCGGGGTCGTACTTTTGGAGTTCGTCCATGACCGAAAGGCGTTGGTGTCCGCTTACAAGGGTATATCCTGTAGCTTTGTTCACCACAATACCTCCGACCATGCCAAACTTCTTTATACCACGTTTGAGAGCCTTTCGGTTCTCTTCGGGAATAGTACGAGGATTCTGCCCGTGAAGTTTAATTTGAGAGCGTAGGAGTTCCACGCTCTCTGATGTGAAGTATTTGTTATCCATCTGACTTTTCTCTGTTAATTGTTATCCTGCTACAGCACCATATCCGTGCTGCTGAACTGCACGACTTTCCGCCCTCGCAATAAGCCTGTCTCTTGACTGCTTGGCTCTACGGCTCAAAGCACTTGTTTTCCAAGTATTCTTTCTCCGCCAATTCGCCTCGCTCAATCTTTCAGCCTGTGCGTAAATTTGTCTAAGAGTTTTTCTTGCCATAATTCTAATTTTTTACTTGTTATCCTGTTACATTGCCTTTGGCAGAAATTTGTTTACTAACTTGCGTGTGTATAAATGAAGAACGTTTGTTAGCCCTATTATACTCACGAGTACCTGATCCAAATCTCCTATGTGCCCAATCATTATATGCCGATGCCCTTGCGTTCATTGCACTCAATTCTGATATAGACCTGTTTCGTGCCATAATTAATCTTTATTATCCTGTTTATAATTTTCTTCAAATAAAATTCTCTCACTCATTGGAAACACTGCATATATCTTCTCTAAGTCCTGCGGATAGTGCTCGTTAAGCCATGTAAAGCAATCTATGTTAAATCCTAATCCGTTACTTGCCTTGTTGCCGTATAAAACTGGTTGTGGCAAACGCTTCATACGCATATAAGCTTTAACGTCTTTCTGCGTCCATGATGCAAGCGGATAGACTAAACCACCATTCTCATACTCATTAGTCTCATAGCCTTTAAGCATAAGGTTTCTATTCATTCCGTCCGCTTTCTTCATGCCTAAGAACGTATAGTAAATACCCGTCTTTATCCTCACTGCCTTAATCACGTCAGCGAGTTTCAGCAGCTTAACTTTAGGATTAGGTACACAATACAGACCGCCACGAAGAATATACGTTAAATTCCAATGAGGAACTTGCATGAACTCTACCTTTGGATATTTCTTCTTTACCCACCTTATCCAGCCGTTGATGTGGTCTAAATCCTTGACAAAGTACATAAATACACATACAACTCTTTCAAAGCGTGGATAAACTAAATCCAAAGTAACGAGCGAATCCTTGCCAAGTGAACACATAACAATGCAAGATGACTGCTTTTCAGCCACCCTGCATATTACATTATGTGCCTCTTGTAACTTGTTCATTATCCTGCGCTCATTCCAAAGCCCTTACGGAGCTGCCTATATACAGTCTTATGACTGCCCAATTTATTACCAGCAACCAACTGATGGCGACCACTATTGCCCAGATAAGAACCTGTTGCACCTGCGATACGACCTTTCAGTGTTTGTGCATTTCTTCTTGCCATAATCTAATACCTATTGAGATTACACTTTCTTCGACTTGTCTCTTATGTTGTGCGAAAGTATCTTACCCAAATCAAACACTACTTGCTCGGCTACCCATACAAGTGGATTGCCATCTTTGTCCCTGCCATGTTCATAGGTGATAGGCTCGTTATTCTCATCTACGAATATCTCGCAATGAGCACCAACGACCTCGACAAGTGCATTATCTCTGTCTTTATTATAACCAACATAGAACTGAATTGCGTCATACTTGATAGGCTGCGCGTTGCCGTCTGCATCTTCGATTTCAAACCCTTCTTCATCAAGCTGTAATAACTTCTTGATAGTTGTTGGGCGAACCTCACGAAATTCTTGCACCTTGCGGCCTGCAAGGATAGCATCCAGATAACGCTGTTTGATGATAAGATTTAATACTTTCATACGACTTTTCTCTTTTTTAATATATCACAAAGATACGATTTAACATTATTATATTTAAGAAAAACCCGCCTATTAAAGTAACAATAGGCGGGTTGTAACGAAGTTATGCAGCTTTGTTCTCACGCACAAGATTTGATACAATGGTGAAAATTTTATCTATAAAATGGTTTCTAACTGCAATATCCAACTTTGTCTCTTTGTTGTGGAGTTTCTTGTAACTCTTGATAGATATATGATAGAGATAATACAACTGACTATATACCTTATGCCAAACATCTTTGAAATCGGTATTTGTCGCAACGGCGTACTCTCTTACAAGCTGATTTACCCTCGCTTTCATGCTCATTTCAGGCAAACGCTCATCTGATAATTTGGCTTCAAGAAGTTTCTCGCCATTCTCTTTGCGCTCTCGGTCCATATCATCTAACCTTTGCTCTACTGCGGTCATTCTTCGCTCTTGTTCTACCATAAGCTGTGCCTGCTGTAAAAGGTACTCTGCACCCGATAACTTCTTTTGGCTATCTTTAAGGGCTGCTTCCATTTTATTGAAAGCTGCAATGTAGTCAAGTTTAAACTTCATTGCCCTTTTGCCTGTGAAACCCATGGCCAACAAAGTAAAGCCGTCTCGATTCATAACATATCGCTTTGCTCTCTTAAATCCGCCATTTGGTTGTGGCACATCTTCAAAGTATAGCTCAAACATGGTTTGGGGTGCATCCAAATTTGGATTACATTGATTATCAACACCTTGCACCTTTTCTAAGAGATTATCAATATCTCTTACAACATGCTCATGTGTTTTACCGAACTTTTCAGCAACCAACAAACTATTTGTCAGTGCTTGGCTGTTCTCGCCTTTGAAAACTAATTCTTCTGTCATACTATGTTGAAATTAATTATATTCATAGAATAAGGGCAAAGGTGAAGACCGCCGATTGTCGCAGTTTGCGGTCTAAACCAATGCCCTTTAAATATCTTCTCTGTTACTAAACTGCGACGAAAGTAACTTTTTACTTTGCAAAGATATTGCTTTCTGTTTAGTTCACACTTTTATCTTTTGTGAGTTAAACAACAATCAGTCGGTTGTCATTAAATCACCTTATATTGGCTTTCTGTGCTTGTTGTATCAATGCTCTCTGTCATAATTCGCATGATAGCTTCATTTATAGTGGCGTATGCGCACCCGACCTTGTCTTCAAAGTTTTTGTCAAAGCCAAATAGTTTATCTTGTACTTTGCTTAACTTAGCGAAGCACTCATCTAAATTCTTCTTGCAGTTTAATAACTCTGCTGTATTATTGCTTAATGCTATTGTTGTCATAGTTCTATTTCTTTTTATTGTCTGATTTCTTGTTTATTCTCTCTGTTTCTAATGCGTGGGCTACTATGTCATTTACCCACGCTGCTGTTTCTTTTAATTTGTCCATGTTATATTTATTTGTTACCTTTGTAGCGATTATAGAGGTATGTTGTTACCTCGTAGTTTAATAGTTTATAAAGTGGGCGGTACGCGAGTATAGCCCACCTTTTATTTATGCTATTCTGATAAGGTTTACTATCTTAAAGCAGCGAAAAGCAGCTTTTTCTTGGTCATAGTACACTTGTACGCTGTCATTCTTCTTGCGATTGTCGCCCGATGTAGCAGGTATCAAGTCTTCTCTAAGCGTACCCCAAGCGGTGCGAATAGTGCCGTCTAACTTCTCAAAGTAGAACTTAACTACACCCTTCTTCATTGCCTTGCGTAACTTGAAGAGCGTCCATACTTTCTTCATTGCTTCTGATAGACTAATGCCGTAGGTCTTAACCAACTGCCAACTCTTCTTCATTAACTCGCTTAACTCATTTTTTAATGTAGTACTCATAATCTTATAGTTTAATAGTTTTATACTTTGTTTCTTAATCACAATGCAAAGATATATCCAAATTTTGATATATACAAGAGTTTAAGAAGAAAATATATCATATTTTAGATATATTAAGAATATAGCTTATTTTAGATAGTATATTTAAATGTTGTTAATAAATATATCTTATATATGATATATAACAAAATCTTCACTATCTTTGCAATTGAAACTAATATATTTGAATATGGATATATATATTAAAGATGTAATAAAGGCAAAAGGCTTGCAATTACAGCAGGTCGCAGAAAAGATAGGGTATAAATCTTTGCCGTCATTTTATAGGCAAATAAACACCCCTGAAAGTGTCTCTATGAAAACATTGATTAAGATAGCTGATGCGATAGGTTGTTCTGTTAATGATTTCTTCACAAATCCAGAGCTAACTAACGAACAAGGTAATATCATTATTTGCCCTCATTGTGGGAAAATGATTAAGTTTGAGAAAGGGGAATAAGGTATGGGCAAAAAGAAAACTTATAAACGTATTTGATGTAGCAAGCATAATAATTATGAAACTCCCAAGCGACACTTTATATTTGCCTATTAAACAGGTATATTTCGACCAAATAATAGATGGTACGAAAAAAGAAGAGTTCAGAGAAATTAAAATGGGTATTACGGCTAATAAATACCTACTGCGAGTAATGGACGATAATGGTAATCCCGTTAAAGATACTAACGATACAGAGGGGTATGTAAGAGATTTAGAGCATACAGACCCGAATGTATCGAAGTATTGGATAGATGACTATAATAATGGTCACTTCCCATTCAAACCATATCCGTATAAGAAATTATATCTTGCTGTAGGATACGCGAAAGAACGTGATACCGCAATCGTTGAAATTGACGGCTGTCGTTTTATCCCAGAAAGGATAAGAGTAAATAAATACGCATTCTGGGTGATAGCCTACCATATAGGTAAAGTA